TTGCTTAATTACATTGTTTGTTTACCAATGTGCGTAGACGATTATATCCGCGAAGAGTCAGAAGTGTATTCTGTCCAAAATGCGTACAGGTCTTCTACCCTACATAAGAATAGCGCCCATGAAATAAAGCAGACCATGCCGCCATTTTTATTCGCCCTGCCACTAAACAGAAAAGACTATATCTTTGATGTTACGAATAATTTCTATGCAATCATAAACATATCGGTGTATATCTGGCAGTTGCCAAGGGTGAACATTAGTGATATAATAGCAAAAACGAACGAATGTTCGGTTATATTTCCCACAAACCGGGCATATACTGTAATGTAGGTGGTAGTTGCGACAGGGAGGGTTATTTATGGATTATAAAAAGGAAATTATTGAGATGATAAATGGAATAAAAAAGACAGGTACATTAGAGTACCTGTACACATTCATAAAACTATTTCTGGAGAGGTGGGGCGATTAAGCCCCACTTTTTTTAATTAGAAAGCATGGAATCAATTAGACTTAAAACAATTTTCTGATCACGTTCGCTTAATAATGAGAATTTTGAAATCAGATTAAAATCTTCTTTCGCCTGATTAGGTGTGTCTTTTCTAGCACGTCCTACATTAAATCCCATTAACCACGACTCTGAAACATTTAGTGCCATTCCTAAGACAACCAGTTTTTCTTGACTAGGTTCTGTCTTTCCGGAAACGTACTGGCTAATATCCGACTTATTCATTTTCACATTGTATTTCTTACAATATGGAAGAACAAGATTAAGAATATCAACCTGTCTCAGATTACGTTCGTCCATCAAAGTCTTAAATCTTTCTGATGAACTAACTTTTTCCATTATATTATTCTCCTTTCGCTTTCTGATGATAATATATCACATATGAAACAAAAGTTCAAGACTTAAAACAAAAAAGTTAAAAATATTGAAAAAATGTATTGACATAGCGTAATGGCGATGTTATATTATAATCAGTTCAAAACATTGAACTAGAAAGGAGTGCAGATATGGCATTTGATTATAGTAAACTCAAGGGAAGAATCATTGAAAAATATGATAGTCAGAGTTCCTTTGCGAATGCTATGGAATGGTCGGAGCGTACATTATCGTTGAAGCTTAACGGAAAGCTGTTTTGGAAACAGTCAGATATTTGCAAAGCAGTTTATCTGTTGGAGCTTTCTGCCGATGATATACAGGACTATTTTTTTAAAGAAAAAGTTCAAAGTTCTTAACTTGGAGGTGAAAACAAATTGAAAAACAGAATCACATTTTGGATTCTTTGCTTTGCGCTTTCGGCTACCTGTGGAGTACTCGGAAGCCTACTCGCGCAGTGGATGCTAAAGTAACATCTGAGTGATTACAGTAGCCAGGAATCCAGTAAATCCGCCAACAACAGCACTAAATAAAGCTACTCGGAAATCATGCCGCCATTGCTGTTTCCGTAATTCTTTTTCTTTAGCTTCTTTTATTTGCTGTTCAAGGACGCTGTGCGGAACTATGGAGCCGTTTGCCATATTCGGTTTCATATTATTATCACCTCCCATCTATAGGGAGTATATCACAAGAAAGGAGACTTATGAACGAATTACAGATTTTTAATTCAGGGGAGTTCGGAGAAATTCGAACAATAGAAATTGACGGGAAACCGTATTTTGTTGGAACAGATGTTGCGAAAGCACTTGGATACAGTAATCCGAGGAAAGCCATTCTTGACCATTGTAAGGGAGTAACGAAACGTGACACCCCTACATCTAGTGGCATTCAGCAAATGTCATACATAAATGAGGGAGATTTGTACCGCTTGATTATGAAATCGAAACTTCCATCGGCAGAGAAATTTGAATCATGGGTTATGGATGAAGTTCTTCCGACAATCAGAAAGACAGGCTCATACCAGAAGCCACTGACGACAGTTGAACAGATACAGGTTATTGCGACAGGATTCTTAGATCACGAAGAGCGGCTTAACAGACTTGAAAATACCATGACTATTGACTACGCACAGCAGGAATCTATTAGAGACTTAGTGTCAAGTGTCGTAATTGCTCACTTGGTGGGAAAGAGTCAAATGCTTACAAGGAAATTGGCAAGAAAGTATTTGCTGAATGCAACAGAGATATAAAGACTTACTTCGCAGTAAATGCCCGTAATAACATCCCTAAGCTGAGATTTAAAGAATCTATGGAATATGTTAAGAACTGGCATCCATGTACAAATACAGTAATGATGATACGTGACTGTAACGCTCAAATGAGTATCAGTTAGAAAAGAGGTTTATATGAGTGCAGTTGATAATTACGTAGAGCAGAATGCACAGGTTCATCAGTTTGCCGCAGAAGTGGCAAGAATCATATCAGGTATCCCACAGATGCCAGAGTTTTCATCAGAGAACATGACGGTAGCCGATGCAAGTCAGCTGATCGGACTTCCTGTAACATCAATTAGAGCAGGAATTGTGTACGGATGGTTGCCGATTGGTGTGGCTGTGCAGAATAATAAACCAGCAAAAAGCCTTTCCGGTGGCCGAATCACATACATCATAAGCCCTAGGAAAGTCTACGAAGTAACTGGTCATGTCTGGAAAGGCAAAGCTGCTCTTAATAAGTGAGTGCCCCGGAGGGAGTCGACACCTCCACCCCGGAGCTTTGCACCCACTAAAGCACCTTAGTGGATAGATACATTATAGTTCTCTATCTGCTAATTGTAAAGACAAATAAAAAAAATAAGGAGAAATTAGCTAGATATGAGTGAGATTAGAAACGAAAATCAGCCAACATGGGCTGACATCGAAGTAGCACTTGCGACTGAAATCGTCGAAGAAAGTAAGAAGAAATCAAGAAAGTGGTTCACGGCGTGGGTTGTGACGGCCGCTGCACTGGTAGCAAGCAACCTTGCGTGGATCATAGGAGGTATCAGTGAATAATCTGAAAAACATCATCTGTGCCGCACTGATCGGGAGCTTTTCCACATTTCTACCCTTCTGGCAGTGGGGTGGACCGGGCAGACAGCTTTTTGCGGCGGCAATGACCACGATAATCGTACATGGAATTCTCTGGGATATTGATACGCCAGAGAGGAAGGAGAATGGGAATGTTTGAGAAAGAGATTGACGAAATTTACGAACTCTGTAAAAGAGTCGAGAATGAAGTTCCGACAGCTGATGTTACGTTTGAATATTCATCATACGGATTGAATGTAAGAGGAGTTAAAAATAAAGGAATTATCGGAATTCTCGGAAGTAAATTCAATTGGGATTTGTATCAGACTATAAATTTTAATTATCTTTGTGAAAGCGAAATATCCAAGAAGCTCAAGATAATCAAAACTTTTCTGCTGGAACTTCTGATAGATGGGAGGTGCCCGTTAAATGCTAAGTCAAATGGAATTGAAACTCCTGCCAACAATGGAACTGATAACGACAGCGAATGAGCTTCTGGAGGAGCTGAACAGGCGGAAAGCGTACATTCTTGACTGGGAGAACCCGGACATGTATCTGAATCACCTTGAGTATCATTGCGCTGGTGGAATCTTTCCGAACGGCGAAAAAAATCCGGTGAGAGGGGATGGATCAGATAATCTATATTGTTTTTTCAAGGAGGTTTCTAGATGCTAAAGAAATTTGCTGAAATGCGTAAAGTAGACGTTCTTCCGTATTGTGAGAAGCGTGATGGCATGTTGTATCTGAACTGGGCAAAGTGCATTGATATTCTTCATGAGAATGGTGCTGAAAAGGTTTATTTTGTTCCGATTCCGAATGAACGGACGGGAGGTAGCCTTTATTATTCGGACGTTGTTTTTACGGACAAGAACGGCGTAACAAACAGAACTTACGAAACCAGGATCAAAGTGGTGATCGATGATATGGAATATATCATGCAATCCCCAGTGATGAATGGAAGTAATCCGGTAAAAGACAATTCCATGAGTCAGCAGAGAGTATGGAACAGTATGTGCCGTTCCTTCGTAAAGTGCGTGGCCATACATACAGGGCTGGGTTTCAATCTCTGGCTAAAGGAGGAACACAGGCCATTTAGCAACGAAATCCCGGGCGAGGATCCACTTGCTACGCCTGCGCAACTTAAGACTATAAAAAGTCTTGGTCAGAGACATAAGATCAATCTGGATTACTGGATCCGGTCTAATGGAAAAACATGGGAGAATCTTACAGAAACCGATGCAGGCAATATGCTGAACGCTTTGAAGGAGAAGTATGGTGATGATTAATGGAATTTAAAGGAAAGATTTCTTCAGCATTCCGGGATATCGTAACCGGGAAATGGAATCTTACATTTTCTACGGATCAAAATGTTGCAGAGGCAGCTCAAATCTTCTTCGGTAAAGATATAGACGTGAAACTGAAGCAGCACAAAGAAAAGCGTTCGCTGGATGCAAATGCCTATTACTGGTGCCTTTTGACTAAGCTGGCAAGAATTCATGGCTGGAGTAATGCAGAAGCTCACAACCGGATGTTACGGGACTACGGACAGTATGAACAAGTGGAGGGACAGCTGATTGCCGTTCCCCTTCCGGACACGGATCAGACAGAAAGAGAAGTCCTGAACAAGATGGAATATCACCTGGCATTATCTCCAAAGGTCACGATCATGAAAGGTGAAACCAAGCATGTGTATCTCCTTCTGAGAGGTTCTAGTACCTACAACACAGAAGAGATGGCCAGACTGATCAGCGGGCTGATTGAAGAATGCAGATATTCCGGAATCCCAGATAGTGAGATCATGACACCATTTGAGAAGCGGAAATTATATGAGCAATACGGAATAGGAGTGAAGCATGAACAGTAGAAGTAAAGGAGCCACCGGAGAGCGGGAAGTCGCGAGTATCCTCCGGGGGTACGGGTATAAAAAAGCCAGGAGAGGCCAGCAGTACAGCGGAGCAAACGGTGATGCGGATGTAGTTGGCCTTCCTGGAATACATATCGAAGTCAAGAGAAGAGAACGTCTTAACATATACGACGCGATAGACCAGGCCAAGAGAGACAGAAAGCCGGACGAACTTCCAGCTGTGTTCCACCGCAAGAATCATTGTGAATGGCTTGTAACTATGACATTAGAGGACTGGATGCAGTTATACAGGGAATGGGAGGCTGGTTATGGATTATGTGAAGATCAGCAGGAAAATCCTTGAATGGGAATGGTACACCGACATCAACACCAAGGTGTTGTTCCTGCATATCCTTTTAAAAGCGAACTGGAAGCCTGGAAGGTTCCAGGGGACAGACGTTCCGAGAGGATCGTTTGTCACATCTCAGCAGAATCTTGCTCTGGAAACTGGCCTCACACTTAAGAATGTGAGAACGGCACTAAAACATCTGGAAAATACAGGCGAGGTGGCAGTCAACCGGCACCCGAAATTCAGCGTAATTACAATAAAAAACTACGATAAGTACCAGTCAGGTGGCAGTCAAGTGGCAGTCAACGGGCAGTCAGGCGGCAGTCAAGTGGCAACAATAGAAGAAGGGAAGAAGGAAAGAAGGGAAGAATATAATAAATCTCCTAAGGGAGATTATGAGAGTAGAACTCCGGAAAGCAGCATCTATACCACGATTCGTGATTTATACAATTCCGTTTGTGGGTCGTATCCCCGCCTGGTAAAGATGTCTGATGCAAGAAAAAAGGCGATCAATGCCAGATTGAAGACAGGATATACTCTTGACGACTTCCGAAAACTGTTTGAAAAAGCAGAAGCTTCTGACTTCATGAAAGGAGCCAACAAACGTAACTGGTCAGCTACTTTTGACTGGATGATTTGCGATTCTAACATGGCGAAAGTACTTGACGGGAACTACGATCTAAGAGATCAGGGAGGGGTGAAGGATGAATCAGAACCAACAAATTCAGTCCGACTCTGGTGAGTGTCCAGTGTGCCACGGGACAGGCTGGGAGCTGTACACAGCAACTGTTGTTGATTACGGTCTTCCGGAGGAAATTACATTTGCGCAAAGATGCTCAAAGTGCAGAGGACAGTTCCGGGGCGAAGATAGAACAGGCACTCCGAAGGAATATCATGATGCAGATCTGACAAAGTTTAACTTTAACATTTATTCACACGACATGGGGAAGATGCAGGAACTGTGTCACAACTTCCTGGCCCATTTCCAAAAATGGGAGATGGCAGGAAAAGGGTTGTATCTGTGGAGCCGGACACCTGGAAGTGGAAAGACTTTCCTGGCCTGCTGTCTAGCTAAGTCCGTGATGATGAAATACAACCTGTCGATGCGGTTCATCACAGCTCCGGATTACATAGACACTGTAGGAAACAGCTATAAGCGGGAACGCGGAGAGGAAGATCCGAGCCAGATCTACCGTGAGTGCGGAATCTTGATTCTTGACGATATCGGAGCACAGGCAGATAAGGATTGGCACAGACAGGAGATATTCCGGCTGGTCAATAAGCGCATGGAGGACGGGAACATCACGATTTACACTTCGAACATGAGCACGGATTCGTTGAATGTGGACGCAAGAACCAGAGACCGAATCATTAAGACAAGCATAGAGCTTCAGATGCCGGAAGAAAGTATCCGGAAGAAAGAAGCTGCCAGAGAGCAGAAAACGTTCCTGGACAGCGTGATGGGATAAGGAGGGAAATATGTTACAGGAAACAAATTTGGAGGTAGCTCTGAAAAAGGTGTTAGCTGGAAAGCAGGTGTTGGCAGCAGTTGAAAAGGAAAATGCTGCGAGGTATACATTCCGATCACTGAATGAGATTTTGAAGAAATATACATTTTTGATCGACGTACCGGCAATCGAGAATCCTGATTTTAAAGAGAAAGTAATGGAGATGGTTCAGAGCGTTCCGGAAGCTACGAAAGGCTCAAAAAAAGTAGAGGAATCGCGCAGGATTATGTATAACGAAGGGAAAAAGTATTCCGGCTTTCTGCATATCAGGTGTAAATGCGGAGCGAAAAAGAGTTTCTTCATGAAATCAGGGCTGAGCTTTTACAAATGCGCAGAATGTGGGGAGCGGACAGAACTGAAAGACCTGAAGCTTGCATTCCTTCACTGCGAATGCGGAGAACATCTTCGGTATCTCACAAATGAAACAGAAAGAATGTTCGATCTGAATTGCATAAATTGCGGGCAGCCGGTAGCAATGAAATACAATGAAAAGAAGAAACTGTATGAAACAATCAGAGGATAAAATCCTCACATAAAAATGGGTGTTATCGAAAATCCGAATATATCACAAATACATAAGGGGAGGCCCTGACCTCCCCGGAAAGGGGCAGAAATGTTATTCCCAAAGACAAAACCAAAGAAAAAGAGAATGCGCCATCCGGTCAGCATTCTTCACGATAAAAATAGCAGGACCTGTTATCTCTGCGTAATGCTTCATGACAACTGGAATGAATACAGGATCCTGGATGAGCATCATGTATTTGGAGGACCAAACCGGAAGAACTCCGAGGAATATGGACTGAAAGTATACTTGTGTCATGACCATCACATCTACGGTCCGGAAGCAGTGCACAACAACGCCCGGATCCGCCACGAATTGCAGCGAATAGCGCAAAGAGAATTTGAAAAACGATATGGACATGCAAAGTTCATGGAGACATTTGGACGAAACTATCTCGATCAGGAGAAGATGAAAGAGGATGTACAAACAGAAATATAAAGAAGGCCAGCAGGTTCACAAAGACATATATCTGTACATCTGCCGGTATATCAAAGAGCATCAGTACGCACCGTCCTATAAAGAGATTGCTGACGGGGTCGGCGTGTCAAATGCCACGGTGCTTCGTCACATGGACATGCTGCGAACAGATGGGCTGATCGAAACAGATCATCCGAAGACACCGAGAGCATTCCGGCTGACGGGATATGAGTTCGTGACAAGGAGGAAGAAGCATGAAACTGTATGAGCTGTTCAAAGGCACTGAGTACGTTGGAGAGTTTACGCTTGACGAGATCATAAGCATCACAGGAGCACATCGAAGCGCACTGCTCAACAGCGTGGCGCACGGCGTCCTCGTAAATGACTTGTGGGACGTCTCTCCGGCTTATGATCGGACTTTAAACCGGAATGATGATGGCTCTTACTTAAGCAGTTTGAAGCCGTTGCAGGGCAAATTAGGAGGTGTGTGAAGCGTGAGCAGTAAGCTTAAAGCAAAGCCACGAAAGCAGAGATTTCCTCTAGCCCAGTCCAATCAGGCAGCTCAGGCATTCGGACGGGCAATGGTTAACTGCCATAGCCAAATCAAAAGCATGGAAAGAGAAGCTTATGAGAATGGATTTAATGATGGAGAAGATTGGGCTGATACGATTAATGTTGTTACGACCATGATGGCTCTGAGACGCTTATATGGCTTTTCTACGAAACGTTTACTCACAGTTATGCAGAGCCAACGAGTACGTTAAAATGGCAAATAGGGGCGAAATGAGCGTCCTGAGCATGATGCAGGACATTGAGGAGAGCACAGATGTAAGATTTGATGAGATGAATAAGAATCTGGTTAAGAAGATGGGAGTATAAAATCATGGAGGACTGCACAATAGCGTGTCAGTTGTTTACATGGGGAAAGTGAGGACACAATGACAGAACAGGAAAAGAAGGAACTTCTGGACGAACTGGAAAAACGTATGGATGAGAAATACAAAGGTTGTCTTATCAGAGAAGATGTTGCGACCACGTTAAAAGTACCGAGAGAAAAGTGGTTTAGAGATGAGAATGGGAACGGAAGAAATTCTCTGATGACGGATGCTTTTGATTCCAGTATTATTTCGTGGCAGGTTTGGGAAACAATCAGAAAATTAACTTGCGTTATATGTGGTAAGCAGTATGTCAGACAGCTTGCAAATGTAGAGAATGCAGATGAGATTGCAGAGAAACTTTGCCAGTTTGTCTATGATTTAAAGATGGGATTTAAAGAGCAGGAGGACGAAAAATGAGTTATTGTAACGGAACTTGTGAGTATCTAAATGTCAGAAAACACAAATGCGAATTGACAGGAGAAAAACTCGCATACATGAAACAGAGTTGTGGAATCGAGTATTCAGTGCATGAACACAGAGGATTCTGTGAGAAAGACAAGGAGGATGCAAAATGTTAATCAGAAGTCAGAACAGAGAAGTATTGATTAACCTCAATTCTACGGCAGGCATTGAAATTGCGGAAGGACCTATAAAAACAATTATAACATCATACATAACCGGATGCAGTTATCTGCTAGGAGAATATTCGAATAAAGCAAAAGCCATGAAGGTACTGGATATGATTCAGGAAGCTTATGTAAATGGACATATTGATTATCAGATACCAGAGGATAGTGAGGTGGAAGTATGAGCGATGAAATGACGCAATTAAAACCGTGTCCGTTTTGCGGAGGGAAAGCAGAAGTGTTAATCAACGAATACAGTGATTCAAGTAAAGAATATCTTGTAACTTGCACAGAATGCGACGGAATGGTGGAACGTTGGAGAAAAACGGAGGAAGAAGCTGCAGAACAGTGGAATAGGAGGGCGGAAGCATGAGCGATGGAATGACACTTGTGCAGCATGAAGATGGCACATTTGGTATGTACGATGACACCTACGATGTTGTAATACACTGTAGAACAGAAGAGGAACAGGAGAAAGCTATTGATCATTTAAAATCCACTAACTGGATTCCGGTAGATGAAAAATTACCGGATCCGGACAAATACATTCTGGTCTCGTTTTTCAACTCCTCCATTCCGATGATTGGAAGATATACAGTTGACGATAATGACGGCGGTACGTTTAGAGTCGGTGACGAAGATGAGAGTTTTGGTGAGCATGGCTTATATGTTAATGCCTGGATGCCGCTGCCGAAGTGCTACAAGGAGGACTGAACATGATCGCGTTTTTATGCGGAGCGTTTATTGGAGTTAATGTCGGTGTGTGGGGAGTAATTATACTCGCTATCATGTACGACAAGCACCACCCAGACGATCAGAAAGGAGAACGGTATGCTGACAAGGAATAAGAAGCTGAAAGACTACGGTATTCCGGCAGAAGACGTTGAAAAACTGAATACGATGCTGAAAGACTTCCCGGCAGAGTACGGATACCTGCTTTCCAGTGCTGCCTTGTCAGCTTGCCCGAAAAACACGGTGATAGCGGATATGGTTATTGAGAATATCCTACACCGGAAAAGTTACAGAAAAATCAGCAGAGAAAGATATATCCCGATGAATCCAAAAGACTTCTACGGATACAGACGCAAGACCGTCGCTGTACTGTATGAGAGGATGCGGCTGTTGGGAGTATGGGAGGAAAAATAAATGAAAGAATATAAATGTCCAAAGTGCAATAGTAAAAACCTTTTTGTCAAGAAAGTTGGGAATAATACGGGATTGTATTGCGGGGATTGCGGTGCATGGATTAAATGGGTCGGGAAAAATGAGCTGAGAGCGTTTGAATATTTAACTAAGCAGAAACACGTAGACGATGCTAATAGCAAACAAGACGATATTGCAAGCATCATTTACGGCACTCTCGATCATATGTATTGCGATAATTGCAGATTCAATAGCGAAATTAAAGAAAGTGATAATGGTGAATGGAACTGTGATGAATGCCACAGAAAATATAATGGATGGGGAGTTTCCATGCAGGAAAGTAATAAAATTGCAAAAGAAATTTTAAAACAGTTAGGAGAATAGAATATGAGCAGACTGATTGATGCAGACAAAATAATTGACTCTCTTGGAAATTCGGATATGGATTTTGCAATAGGTGCAGTTATTGACGAACAGCCGACAGTTTTTGATGTGGACAAGGTTGTGGAGCAGTTGGAAACAAGAAAAACAAGAGCTGCTGCATTACAGAAGGAAAATATATCAGAGTATTTCGAGGGTGAAACTGATGCGTTTGAATTTGCACTTAAAATCGTGAAAGGCGGTGGAATTGAATGAGAGAGATTCTTTTTAAGGCAAAGCGGGTTGATAATGGCGAATGGGTTGAAGGATATGTAGTTCGCAAACATGGATTATACTTTATTTATAGTATTGTAAATTCAGAATCGTGCAGACAAAACAATTATGAAATCATTCCAGAAACCCTCTGCCAATTTACGGGACGTTGCAACAAGAATGAAAACAAAATTTGGGAAAATGATATTATCAAATATCATTTCGGAGAAATCTATGCTCCAATCAAATATGGATATTATCAAAATTGTTTTGATTCTCAGAAAACAGAACATGTCGGATTCTATGTGGATTGGACGGGCGACAAATGCCTTAGAAAAGATTTAGGATATTGGATTGACATGGTATACGCTATGCCAGTTGGAAACATTTTCGACAATAAAGAATTGTTACAGGAGGTGCGAAATGAGTAAATCAGTATTAGTGATTGATACACCGGAGAATTGCGGAAAATGTAAATTTATAAGCGAATTTTGGTGCAGAGCAATGGATGGTAGGAGAGTTCCGAACAATGATGTAATCCCTAATTGGTGTCCGCTGAAGCCATTGCCGGAGAAAATGACCGGAGTAGCCCAAACAGATCACTGGAACAGCATAAAAGCAGGTTGGAACCAGTGCATTGATGAGATTACAGGGGGGGAATAATGCATGGCAATAAATATAAACGAAACTGTGAAAAAGTGCAATATTTGCGGACAGTGGGTAATTACAGAATATAAACCTGATTATCCGATACTTAATGACAGTTGCTTTAGGCATCCGAAAGAAATTTTTATTTGTCAAGAATGTAAAGAAAGATATAGGAGAGGTGAAATAGATGGAGAGATTAACAAAAATATCCGAAATAGGTAATGCGTATTATCCTAAATGTTTTGAAGAGCCATGTTGTGGAATGGGAGAATGTCTTGATGATAAATGTAGCCTTATGCTTGATGCTTGTAAAAAGCTGGCAGAATATGAGCAGTTAGAAGAACAGGGCTTGCTTGTGAGATTACCGTGTAAGGTGGGAGATATGCTATGGTATAACATTTTGGGATACACGGAATCATATGAAATAAAAGCATTTTCATATGGATATTGTGACGGTTATATAGAAGCAGGTGAAGAAATAGGAGATGAAATTATATTTTATTGCGAAAACCATACCGGTTCAATAATAGGATCTTTTCCAATGAGTGGAATTGGTAAAATCGTATTCCTCACCCGTGAAGAAGCTGTAAATAAGTTGGAGGAAATGAAGAATGGATAACAACCTTATACCAGACATAACCCCGCAACTCGCCATATCAGCATTCGCAGTACTGCATCAATATTGTAGCTCAATCAGTCCACATGAATGTATCACGTGCGTGTTTTATAGCGTGTGTGAGGATTGCTTTATAAGGTGTCCAGGAGATCAGAGCGAGACAATCAGAAAATTACAAAGCAATGAATAAAAATTAGAGAGTCGGTATTTACCGGCTCTTTTTTAACGCAAAATTCCTCAAACATGTACCACAACTTTTCTACTGACCTGTGATAGAATATACTCAGAAGTATTACTATGGGGTTTTATAGCCAGAAATGAGGTGATAATATGGCGAACTTAAAAGCAGTTACAAGAAAACTTCAAAAAGCTATATTATCCACCGGATTAGTCATAAAAATCGGAACATCGCAATTCTACAGTCATGAGCAGGAGCGATTGATAACAGTAACAATTATATCAACACCTACACTTCACCTCACAAAAAGGGGCAAATGGAAGGATTGCGATTATGAAATATTACGAACTGCATCTCAGTACGATGTAGTCATGTGCCTAAAAGAAATATGGGAGGCAGTCAGAAAATGAGGATAGACAGAGGTGATTAGATGAACTTAACGCCTAAACAGGAAGCGTTTGCACTTGAATACATAAAGAATGGCGGAAATGCCACTGATGCCGCAAGAAAAGCAGGATACGCAGAAAGAAGTGCAAGAGATATAGGCAATGAGAACCTGACAAAACCCCACATTTCTTCCTATATAGCCGAAAAACAGTCTCTCATCGAAAAACAAAAAGGCACTGACATCATGTCTCTGGCAGAAATTCAGCAACGCCGTTCCATGATTGCAAGAGGTGAGCTAAAAGATTCGTTTGGTTTCGCCCCGGACTTCTCCGATCAGTTAAAATCTATGAATGATCTGGAAAAGACATTAAAAATCAAGCAAGAGCAGGAAGAAAAGAAAGCAGCGGAGGAAGCTGCCAGAAATGCAAAAGAGTATCACATGGATCTGTATAACATTCCTGATTGTTTTCATTGGGCAATTAGAGATATTCGAGACAAGAAACATCTGGAGTATGTGTTTAAGGGTGGACGTGGCTCCACGAAATCAACCACTGTTGGAATGACTATAGTAGAGTTGATGAAGAACAATCATGACATCCATGCTGTGGTTTGCCGTAAGGTTGGGAATACTATTAAAGATTCTGTGTACAACAAAATCAAATGGGCTATTGGAAAACAGGAATTTACAGAAAAATTTGATTCTAAGTTATCACCTATGGAGATTACATTAAAAGCAACCGGACAAAAGATATACTTCCGTGGCGCTGATGACCCTGATAAGATTAAATCTATCAACCCTGAGTTCGGATATATTGGTATTCTCTGGTTTGAGGAGTTGGATCAATTCGCAGGACCTGAGGAAATTCGTAAGATTGAACAGTCCGCCATCCGTGGTGGAAACCTTGCATGGATATTTAAAAGCTTCAATCCACCAAAAACAATGAATAACTGGGCTAATAAGTATGTTCTCGAACCAAAAGAGAACAGAATAGTTCATTCATCAACTTACTTGGACGTGCCAAAAGAATGGCTAGGACAGCCGTTTGTTGACGAAGCAGAGCATCTGAAAGAAGTCAATCCAAACGCTTATGAGCATGAGTATATGGGAATTGCGAATGGAAATGGCGGAAACGTATTTGAATATCTGGAGATTAGAGATATTACAGACGAAGAGATCAGCCACATGGACAAAATATTTCAGGGGTGCGACTGGGGATTTTTTCCTGATTCGTATGCTTTTATTCGTTTATATTACAATCATAACACTGAAAAGATATATTTCATCGATGAAATTTACGAAGACAAATGGAGCAATAGAGAATCAGCGGACGAGATTTTAAAAAGAAAATATAATGATTATACTATTACTTGCGATTCAGCCGAACCTAAATCAATCAATGATTATAGAGATTTTGGACTCCCAGCAGTGGGTGCAATAAAAGGACCTGGAAGTGTAGCATATTCTATGAAATGGCTTCAAACAAGAACTATTGTTATCGACCCTAAGAGAACGCCTAACGCTTATAAAGAGTTTTCTAATTATGAATACGAAAGAGATAAGGAAGGAAATATCATTAGTGGTTATCCAGACAAAGATAACCATTTGATTGATGCAAGTAGGTATGCAACAGAATCATTATGGAGAAGAAGGGGGAGCAGTGCATAAAATGTTAGATAGGTACTTTTCAGATAAAATAAATAAATTCTTAAGCATCGGTTTAAAAATATATGGATCATCTGACATTAACGAAATCTTAAAAGTTGTAGAATATGAAGACATTATTGTGCGAGATACTTCTGTAAGATGGATGGATTTTAAAAGGTAGATTAAATGGGACTTATAACAACACTAAAAAGGTGGTTTAACATGATATTCAAAAAACAAGCCGAAGAGGACTTTAATATCCAGGCGGCAGAATTTCCGGAAATGGAAGCGCTGATTAACCGGTGTGCGAACATCTACAGAGGCGCGCCGGAGTGGTTAGATGATAAGAATAATATCAAGACAATTAATTTTGCAAAATCCGTCTGCTCCGAGACTGCCAGACTTGCAACATTGGCGATCGGCATTCAGATAGATGGTTCTGCAAGGGCAACATGGTTACAGGGGCAGATAGATAAAGTATATTTCCAGATCCGGCACTGGATGGAATATGGATGTGCTTACGGAACGGTGTTCATTAAGCCAAACGGCGAGAGCCTTGACGTATTTACTCCGGCAGATGTGATTATTGTTGATTACGATAATCAGGAAATCAAAGGGATTATATTTAAAGATTCGTATACAGTTGGACGGAAATACTACACAAGGCTCGAATATCACAGGTTTGTTGAGACAACAGTGGACGGAGTGACAACTTATCCGTACTATGTTTCCAACAGAGTTTATGTATCAAAATCCCCTCAGTCAATCGGAGACAAGATTGACCTTAAACAGACCAAATGGGCTGACCTAATGGCAGATACACCGCCGATTCTCAAAGCGAACGGTGAGAAGCTGGACGGGCCTCTGTACGGAGTACTGCGGACGCCACAGGCGAATAACGTGGATATTAGTACACCACTCGGCTTACCGATATTTGCAGAAGCTATCGAAGAGTTAAAAGATCTCGACATTGCATACAGCAGAAACGCAAAAGAAATCCTTGATTCTAAGCGGACTGTTCTAGCAGATGACAGATTGTTGATGCCGAGTGGTTCACCTGTCTCCGCTATGACACCGCAGGCCATGGAGCGCAGATGTAAAGAAATGAGCTTGCCGGATTATGTGAAAAATGTATTCGGACAGAATGAAAAAGACTTTTATCAGGAAATCAATCCAATTCTCAACACAGATACTCGTATAAGCGGCATAAACGCCATTTTAAGCCAGTTAGGGTACAAGATTGGATTCTCCAACGGGTACTTTGTTTTTAACGAATCTAGCGGCATTCAGACAGCTACAGGAGTAGAAGCGGAACAGCAGAGGACAGTACAGTTTATCAAGGATGTAAGGGATAAGTTGGAGTCTTGCCTAGATGAAGTTATTTACGCATTGAATGTCTACGCTGACCTGTACGGGCTTGCACCTGTCGGAGCATACGAAGTCAATTATGATTTTGGAGACATTCTCTATGTCAGGGAAAATGACCGTGCGAGATGGTGGCAGTATGTGACCACTGGAAAGGTTCCGGCATGGATGTATTTCGTAAAGTTTGAAGGAATGACGAAAGACGAGGCGGTAGCAATGGTCAAAGAAGCTCAGCCAGACGAGCCAAAATTGTTTGGAGATGAATAGTTATGTTAAGCCCAGAATATTTACGGCAAATTACAGAGGGCAGTGAACAGATAGCAGAAGAACTGCATCAGTACATCATCTCTGAGATCGTGTCGAGAATGATGGCAAGAATTGGCAGAGGTGAAGATTATATTCTGACTAATGCCGATGCGTGGAGAATCAGAACGCTACAGGAATCAGGTGAACTGTTAGAGGATATTCTGGCAGAATTATCCAAATACACCAAACGTGAACAACGGGAACTTCTTGAGGCGTTTGAAGATGCCGGAATCACTGCTCTCGATTATGATGATAAGATATACAAGGCGGCAGGATTAAGCCCTGTACCGCTCGAACAATCACCGGCTATGATAAGACTCATGGAGCGAAATATGCTTGCGACTATGAGAGAGTGGAAGAACTTCACAAGGACAACTGCAAATGCGGCTCAGGCGTTGTATATCAACCAGTGTGACCTTGCATACAATCATGTGATGACTGGGGCAGTTGGATATACGCAAGCGATTAGAGAAGCAGTTAACAATGTTGTAAGCAATGGCGTTACGGTAACATATCCATCCGGCAGGCGCGACACTATCGAAACAGCAGTCGCACGTTCTGTCAGAACTGGTGTGGCACAGGCGTGTGCTGATATTCAGTTAGCAAGAATGAAAGAAATGGGATATGGTTTAGTACTGACATCGGCACATATAGGAAGCCGCCCAAGCCATGAAGTATGGCAAGGGCAGGTATTTTCTATAGACTGGGAAAAATTAAAAGAAATTAAGCCTTATCTTTGATAGAATCGAGATACAATGAAATTGCTTTATCGAGCAATTTACTGATAGGTATTCCAGTATCATCAGAATACGATTTCAATTTTTCGTAAATTTCACGATCAATAGCATTTGATATTGCTACACGGTTTTTTAAGCCTCTATTATTTGACATTTTGTTCAACTCCTTTCATACTAAAGTTTATCATAACTTTCAACTACTTGCAATTAAAATAAAATGATGATATAATTGAATGTAGATAAAAGCAGTTGAAAGGAGAAAAGAGCTATGGAAAAAGTAGATGTAGGAATGAAATTTGGAAGGCTTACAGTAATAGGAGAAGGAAAGCGTGAAAAAGGTGTTTATAAATGGAAATGCAAGTGCGAATGTGGAAACATAACGTTTGTCGATTCAAATAAATTACGTTCTGGTCACACGAAATCATGTGGATGTTTGCAAAAAGAACGAGCTGTTCAGGCTTCATTAAAGCATGGAATGAGTAAAAGCAGAATACATAAAGAATGGAGAGGGGTACTTCATAGATGTAAAAATCCATCTGCATCGCATTATGAAAATTATGGTGGACGTGGAATAAAGGTTTGTGACGAATGGACTGGAAAAGATGGCTTTATTAATTTTTACAAATGGTCTATGGAAAATGGTTACACAGACGATTTGACACTTGATAGAATTGATAACGATAGTGGATATTCACCGGATAATTGCAGATGGATTCCACATATTGAAAATTGCCATAACAGGGGCGTAAGATTTGATAATAAAATCGGTGTTCCCGGAATATCTGAAAGAAAGTTAAAAAGTGGAAAAGTAAAGTATAGAGTGTGCATTACTGCGAACTATAAGAGACATTATATAGGTCAATTTGATAACTTAAAAGATGCCATTATTGCTCGTGAAAAAGCAGAAAAAGACTATTGGAGTAAAGAATGAACAAATATCCAGATTTTATTGAAAATTGTCATTATGGCGAAGCTGATGGGATATGCGGAGTAAATTGCAGACATCATTTTTCGGTTTGGGCGGAAGGGATGCCGAATCCCTATACAGAACTATCGGCACAGGATAAAGCCGATAAGGGAAAGCAGTACGAAAAAGAACAGCGACAACGTACTTACGAGCGAAGAATCCGTAAAACGAAGAGAGAGGTTCTTGGACTGCAAGCAGGAGTTGACAATGCACCGAACGAAAAGGCGAAATTTGCATTACAACAAGACCTTGACCGTAAGTCTTTTCTTCTCCAGAAACAAAATGCTGCATATAAGGACTACTGCAAGCAGAACGACCTGAGAGAGCTGCAAGACCGACTCATGATTGCTAAATGGAGCCGCCAGAACGCCTCAAAAGCCAGAGAAGCGGCAAAACGATATAAGACAGCAAAGGGGATTGACTGATGGACAGATGGGAATATTATAATCCAAATCCTGTTAAGGATAAGAGAACAGGAGATTGCGTTGTCCGAGCAATATGCAAAGCAACTGGCCTTGACTGGGAAACAGTATTTGCCGGATTAATGATACAGGCATGTGCTCTGTCAGATATGCCATCAGCTAATTATGTCTGGGGAGCGTACCTTTACAAACATGGGTACAGACGCAAACTGATTGAGCAATCAGAACGGTATATCTATACAGTCAATGATTTTTGCGCAGATCATCAGACGGGCACATACATTCTCTGCATAGATGATCATGTAGTGACAGTACAAGATGGTAAATATTATGATACATGGGATTCCGGAAATGAAGTCCCGGTATACTACTGGGAAAAGGAGTAGCTAAATGAGCATATCAGAATTTGTACAGATTTTCCTTTCTATCTGCGGAGGGGTGTCTATTGTCGGAGGGGCGGCAGCCGTAATCTTTAAATGGATTACCCCGGCATTCCGACTTAATAAGCGAGTAGAGACACTGGAAGAACATGATAGACGAGATTATGAAAGTCTTCGGAGAATCGCAGAACGAGATTCATTAATTCTGGAAGTGTTATCAACCATGCTGGATAGTCAGATTAGTGGGAATAATGTAGAAGAATTAAAAAAAACAAAACAGAAGCTTACAAATTATCTTGCGCAGAATCAACGTTAGCATTAGTAAGGGGTATGCTCATGAAATTATATGTGTTCACCAAGAAAGACATAGACAGATTCTTAATAGAGTGTAATTTTACACCGGACGAGGAAAGACTGTTCCGGCTGAGATGCAAAGAATATACGCTTGAATACTGCGCTGAGCAGATGAACGTGAGTATATCCACGGCGAAACGATTAAGCCGGAGGGTGAACAATAAAATAATCAAAGTGTGCTAAAAGGAGAGGTGATTTACCCCTCCTTCTTTTATACAAAATCTTCTTTTACAGCTCTTTCAAGCAATAAAATTACGTATTCTGGTGGATTTCTTTTACCACCCTCCCAGTTTTCAATTGTTCTTTTGGGAATCTTATATTTTTCGGAAAAAGCCTGTTGGCTTAATCCGGAAAATGAACGAATTTCTTTAAACTTCATTCTTCTTCCTCCTCTTCGCCATCTTTTAACGCGTCCAATCTTTCCTGGTTTATTCGATTCATTTCAGCAATCATAAATTTGATTGCTTCCACAAATTTTTCACCTTTTGGGCTGTCCGCTTTTGCGTACATGTAGCCCGCACTGTTTACGGAAAAAATCGTATCTTTTACTTTGGCAAATTCTCCATATTTCCCTTCACTGGTTCCAATAGTCCAATATTTGCCACCATCAACAGGAATACTCAACCATCCCTGGTCGTTAGGTGTTAGACAAGCTTGAACTTTTTCTACAGCCTTATGACCATATCTGTATATTTCATTTTGTCCAGCATTTATATACCTATGATCTTTGTACATTTTATTTTTCCTCCTTGTCTAAAACTCTTAAATATTGGCGATGCCCGTTCATGTTTTTATCCAGCGCATAAAAGCACGGCTTTTCGTTTCCCTGAAGAACTTCGTTTATCCCGCAAACCCAGCCCCACGGAGTTGTTACCATTAAGCTTCCCATGGAATTTTCGAACACTTCCCAGCCGTCCGGGATTTCTACGGTCATTTCGTCCCAGCAAGTAGCTGTGGTTCCTGGTGCTCCGTATGTGTAAACGTTTCTTTTTTCTGCTGATAAGCAACCATAATTACAATATATTTTTAATATTTGCATTTGCTGAATTCCTCCATTAATTTATTCCAAAATTCCGGATCTATATCATCGTGCGACATCAATGCAAACGTATTGGAATTATATCCAAGCAATCTGCAATTACGCATAATATCATGCGTTGTAACTTTATCTGCAACCAGAAGCGCAAGTAAAGGATTTTCTTCTTCTTTTTGCCTTTCTTCTCTTGCATATTCCTCTGCTCTTACAAGCACCTGATGAGCTTTTGATTCTGCTTTCCGTGGTTCATTTCCATTAATTTGATCTCTAATATCTTCAAAAAGCCCATACCAATCACCGTCTTCCGGAACATCTTCCGTGATACAGCAATGATCATCAATTAATACGGCATATTTTTTTGCCCCGTCAATGTTATATTTGATGACATTATTTCGTAATTCACCGCCAGGACTTACAGGAAGGTAAGTATATTCAATTCCTTTTTTCTGCAATGCTTTTTCGAATTGTCCATCAAATTCGATAAATTGATGAATTACTTTTACGCCGTAATGTGTTAACTCTGTAGTCATTTTTCTTTCCTCCTTATTTTTTATGCAGCAACAAATTCGCCGCTTAAATTATCAACATAACCGATCTTGATTTCTTTTTTGCAATTCCATGCATTGGTGTAAAGTCTTGTCTGGATATATGTACGATTTTTACCATATCTAATCCAGTCATTAGCACTAACTTTGTAATTCCATCCAGAAGTTTTTCCAATTTCTTCGGCTTCTACCATTGCTTTTTCGATTGCCCAAGCAGATTTCATAGCAATACTCATTGATACATTTGCAGTTCTCTTGATTTCCCATGCATTTTTCATAATATTTCTTTTATCGTATTTCATAATTGAAACCTCCTTGTTTGTATTTCCTCTTTCTGATATTATAATATCACTCATTGGGTGATATGTCAATACTTTTTTGATACTTTTTTGAACTTCTTGGATTAATACTTATGTGTAAAAATATAATCAGAAAGGCGGTGTATAAGATGGCATTATATAACAATCCTTATCAATATAGTTTTGGTGTTCCTGGGCAGATGAACCAGTTCCAGCAGCAGCCTGTCCAGATGCCGACTCAACCAGTACAACAACCCCAGCAGAGCAACAATGGTATCCTGTGGGTATCCGGCGAAGTCGGCGCAAAATCCTATCTGGTAGCACCCGGGACAAGCGTTTTACTGATGGACAGCGAAAGTGAAAAGTTCTACATAAAATCCACAGACGTTTCCGGTATGCCACAGCCGTTACGGACGTTTGAATACCACGAGGTAGGCACTCAGATGCCGCCTAAACAGTCTGTTCAGAACATGGACAGTAAATATGTTACCAGACAGGAATATGACGATTTAAAGGGCAAATATGAAGCTATCATAAACCGATTAAATTCATTTCCTGAACCTGTTAGGGCTAATACCGTACAGGAATCAGCAATCAAGGGAGGAAATGCAGATGAGTAATCCATTATTTAACGCACTTGGCGGTGGGATGCCGCAGGGAAACGGACCAATGCAGATGATACAGCAGTTTATGCAGTTTAAACAGAATTACAAGGGAAATCCAAAAGAAGAAGTCCAGAAAATGCTACAGTCTGGGCAGATTTCCCAACAGCAACTTAATCAGGTTCAGCAAATGGCAGGACAGTTTCAAAACCTGCTAAAAAATATGAAATAATACATTACAATCTGGCCAGATTGATGTAAATACACAAAAAGGAGATTATATTATGGATGGAAATTATAGCTTAGCAGATATTGCCGCTGCTACTGGAAACAGTAGAAATAATGACGGCATGTTTGGTGGAGATGGTAGCTGGTGGATTATTGTTTTATTCATTTTTGCTTTCTTCGGATGGGGAAACAACGGCTGGGGCAATAATGGAAACGGCGGCGGATATGCAGCCACGGCAGCTACTCAGGCGGATATTCAGAGAGGATTCGACAACTCCGCTGTGATTAGCAAACTTGACGGAATCAACAATGGTCTCTGTGATGGCTTCTATGCCATGAATAACGGTATGCTTACCGGATTTAACGGAATCAACACAAACATCATGCAGACCGGTTTCGGTATTCAGCAGGCTATTAACGCTGACACTGTAGCAAATATGCAGAATACAAACGCATTGCAGTCTCAGTTAGCTCAGTGTTGCTGCGACAACAGGGAGGGACAGGCTCAGATCAGATATGATATGGCTACCAGTACTTGTGCAATCCAGAACTCAATGAACAACAACACCAGAGATATTCTGGACAATCAGAACAGCAACACCCGTGCCATTCTTGATTATCTTTGCCAGAAAGAGACAGCAGACCTTAGAGCAGAGAATCAGGCACTTAAACTGGCGGCTTCTCAGTCCGCACAGAATGCTTACATTGCGGCAAACCAGGAAGCGCAGACAGCAGAACTGATTCGTAGGATAAATCCTATGCCTGTGCCATCCTACGTAGTCCCGGCTCCATATCCATATTCTGGATGCGGATGTAATGGAAATTGTAATTGTTAATTTTTTTGACAGAAAAATTAGAATTGTTTATGTACCTAATTTCTGATATAATATAAAAAAAGAAGGAGGTTAGGTACATGGCAATAAAAGATTTATCTGGTGAAAAATTTGGCATGCTTACAGTGTTGGAATACGCAGGAAAGAGTGAAAAAGGTTATCATTCTTGGAAATGTAAGTGCGATTGTGGGAAAATCGTAGTAAAAAGCGGAAAAGGTTTAAGAAACGGACATATAACGAGTTGCGGCTGTAGGCACAAAGCCAAAGACTTAACAGGTATGGTATTTGGAAATTTAAAGGTTGTAAAAATAGTAGGCAAAAAAAATAGAAACACATTATGGCTTTGCCGCTGCGAATGTGGAAAATATGTTGAATGCTATCAATATAATCTTGAAAGAGGCACAAGTACTTCTTGTGGATGTCTTAGAAGCTATTATGCAAAAAAAACAAGGTCTTGTCATGGAGAGTCTACAGGGAAGTTTTATAAAAAGTGGAGTTCCATAAAATCAAGATGTTACAATAAAAATACTCCCAGCTATAAAAATTATGGCGGAAGAGGAATAAAAATGTGTGATGAATGGCTTGATTTTTGGAGCTTTAGAGAATGGGCGTATTTAAACGGATATTCCGAGGGACTTACACTTGAAAGAATAGACGTAAATGGGAATTATGAACCATCAAATTGTAAATGGATACCGATGGAAGAACAGGCGAACAATAAGCGTAATAATTCATTTATTGAATATGGCGGAAAAAAGCAAACATTGTCACAGTGGTCAAAAGAACTTGGCGTTGGAAAAGAAGTTCTTAGTTATAGGTATCGAGCGGGATGGACACCGGAAGAATGCCTTTTCGGAAAAGAGTCCGTAGGGAAACATCAGCTTCCAAGAATGAGCATACCGGAATATTTAAAAAGTAAATAATAGTATCTTAATCTTTATGATTATGTCGGCTTATGCCGTATTACACAGATGGGCAGGCTGAGGCCTGTCCTTTTGTGATATGAAAGGAGTAAAATTATGGCAGAATTTACAAATGTAGCTGCTCAGACTGTAGCAGCAAATGGAAACGTAGTATTTTCAAACACAGCAGTCAAAGGTTCTAACTGTATTCAGCACAGAGAGGGAAGCGGAATCATTACCCTGAGAGGACTGACCAACCAGTGTAAAGCAAGATTCTTCGTGGATTTTTCTGGTAATATCGCAATTCCAACAGGCGGTACTGTCGGAGCTATTTCTCTGGCTATTGCAATCTCTGGCGAGCCTGTATTATCTTCACAGATGATTTCCACACCGGCAGCAGTAGACCAGTATAACAATGTGTCCTCTGGTATCTATATTGATGTACCACGCGGATGTTGCGTTAATATTGCAGTAGAGAATACCAGTGATCAGGCTGTTTCTGTTGCGAATGCAAACATTGTCGTGACCAGAGAAGCGTAGGAGGTGCAGTTATGAGAGATATCAAGGATTTATGTGCAAGAATTGAAGACGAACTGTCCAAAATTGCTGACAGTGGGCTGACCACTGGAAATCTGGATATGACATATAAGCTGATTGACATGTACAAAGATATCAAGAATACGCAGTACTGGGATAAGAAAGTAGAGTATTACAACGCTGTCCTTGATGAAATGCGTAGCGGATACAATGACGATTACAGCGAACGCGGAAGAAAGCGCGACAGCATGGGGAGATACAGTTCAAATGACGGCAGAATGATGCCGGATTACGATCGGGGCAGTTCTTATGCCAGACGTGGGGAACATTACGTCAGAGGGCATTACAGCCGTTCTGACGGACGAGATGCTTACGATGACTACATGACACAGAAACAGAGCTATCGTTCTGGCAAATCTGAGGACTGTAAGAGGAAGATGCTTGCCGCATTGGAAGAACACCTTGACGAGCTTACTACAGAAATGAGCGATATGTCCAAGGATGCAGAGTGCCGGGAAGAACGTGATCTTGTCAAGAGATACGTGGAAAAGCTCCGGGATATGCTCTAATTAGCTAAAACATGTACCACAACTTTTTGGATACTTTGTGGTAAAATATATTCATAGGGAAGATTCGTAAGTGGTTGACGCCACTTGACATAGACATTTTTTTCATTGATTCCTCCTTTCACGGGTGCGTGTCCTTAACAGAAACAGATTCGGGCGGAATCTGGAGGTTGAAAAGCGGATGCAATTTCCGACACGTACCATCGCTGTCTATGCGATCATGTAGACAGTACGCACCTCCTTGTAAAAGGTAAATGGGCAGACAGATGCCCGAAACAACTCGTGGCAGGCATGACACGTTAAACACCTTGCTAACCCGGGAATCCGGGTTGATGGAATGTAGCTCAGTGGTAGAGCAATGTATATAAACTATGCGCCGCAGGTTCGATTCCTGCCATTCCGATTACCCTGCCAGTGGTCTAACTGGCTTAATCCATTTACCTGCGGCGGCAGGTCAATAAACACGACCAGGAGGATGTATATGCAGAAACTTATTGACACATTAAAATCATTTGGAATTGAAATCCCGGAAGATAAACAGGCAGATGTGAAGAAAGCACTCTCTGAACATTACAAGAATGCTAAAGAAGTAGCGAAAACTCTGTCAAAAGTCGAGGGCGAACGCGATGGCTGGAAAGAACGTGCTGAGGCAGCAGAAGAAACCCTGAAAGGTTTTGACGGTATCGACCCGGCGAATGTTAAGACCGAGTTAGAGACTTGGAAACAGAAAGCGGCAGATGCAGAAAAAGAGTTTAACGCAAAAATCTATGACCGTGATTTCTCAGATGCTCTGAAAGCGGCACTCGATGATGTTAAATTTTCCAGTGAAGCGGCAAAGAAGTCTGTTATGGCAGACATCAAGGAAGCAGGATTGAAGTTGAAAGACGGTAAAATCCTTGGACTGAATGATCTGATCGAGCAGATGAAGCAGTCTGACGCATCCGCTTTCGTGGATGAATCTCAGCAGCAGGCTCAGCAGAATCAGGCAAGATTTACCACTCGCGTTGGACAGCAGCAGACACCGGGAAGTATGACAAAGAAGGATATTGAAGCAATCAAAGACCCGTCCGAGAGACAGGCTGCAATTGCTCAGAATATCCAGTTATTCCAGTGATTTTTTTACACCGACTATACGCCAGAGTATAGCCGCTAACCCAATACCTTAACAATTATGGGTAGAAAGGATTTTTTTATGCCAGCAAAAACAGATCTTATTATGACTAATGATATTCAGGTCACAGCACGTGAGATTGACTTTGTTACCAGATTCGAAAGAAACTGGCAGCACTTACGTGATATTCTGGGTATCATGAGACCTATCAAAAAGCAGCCGGGTGCTGTACTCAAGTCAAAATACGCAGAGGGTACTTTACAGAGCGGAAAAGTGGCAGAGGGTGAGGAAATCCCTTACAGCAAATTCGTTGTAAAAGAAAAGACCTATGCGGAAATGACCATTGAAAAGTACGCAAAGGCTGTATCTATCGAAGCAATCAAGGATCACGGTTATGAGAACGCTGTTCAGATGACTGACGACGAGTTCCTTTTCCAGCTTCAGACTGATGTTACCGGCAGATTCTATGATTATCTGAAAACCGGTACACTTACTTCCACAGAAACTACATTCCAGATGGCTCTGGCAATGGCTAAAGGCCGTGTAGAAAACAAATTCAAACAGATGCACAGAAATGTGACTGGTGTTGTTGGATTTGTGAACATTCTGGACGTATATGAATACCTCGGAGCAGCTGAGATCACTATTCAGAATCAGTTCGGTTTCCAGTACATGAAAGACTTCATGGGATTCAATACAATCTTCCTGCTATCTGACAGTGAAATTCCAAGAGGACAGGTTATTGCAACACCTGTTGATAACATCGTACTTTATTATGTTGACCCGAACGAATCTGATTTCGCAAGAGCAGGACTTGTATACACCGTATCCGGTGAGACAAATCTGATCGGATTCCATACACAGGGCAACTACCACACAGCAGTGTCCGAAGCGTTCGCAGTTATGGGACTCACACTTTTTGCGGAGTACATTGACGCAATCGCGGTAATTACCATTGACGAAACACCAACACTTGGTGCTCTGACAGTAAATTCCGTGGCTGGGACAGAGAGCGGTGATACAAAAATCACTGTAAATCCGGCTAAGGAAAATGCCAACAACGTATATAAATACAAAGTTGCAGCAGAAGCAGTAACTGTCGGATATGGACAGAATCTCAGAAACTGGAGTACTTGGGATGGAAAAGCCGATATCACAGCAGCAACCGGACAGAAGATCACAGTGGTTGAGTGTGATGGAACGTACAAGGCACTGAATGCCGGAAGCACAAACGTAACAGCAAAATGATGATCGACTAGGAGGTAACTGGCATGGCTTATGCAGACTATGAATTTTACACAACTTCATACTTCGGTTCAGTCGTGCCAGAAGCCGACTTTTTAAGACTGGCGGAAAGAGCCAGCGAATTTGTGGACACAATGACATTTGACAGACTGGTGGATGGACTGCCAACAAACGAACGCTCACAGAAGCGTATCAAAAAGGCGGTCTGTTCATTGGCTGAATTAATGTATCAGATTGAGCTTGCTGAGAAGAATGCTACCAATGCCGCTGTGAGCGGTACGTCAACCGCAATCGGGTCTGGTGGTAGCACTACAGGCATTGTAACATCTGTATCCTCTGGCAGTGAATCCATATCTTACGCCACACCTCAGCAGATTGGAGCAAGTGCAAAGGAATGGAGCGCAGTGTATGCCGCCGCCGGAGACGCACAGAAAACGAACGACTTACTTCTTAAGACAGCTTTACCGCTTCTGATGGGAGTGAGGACGGATGATGGGATACCAGTATTGTATGCAGGAGTGTGAAAATGACCAATATCTTAAAGAGATTTTATTGTAAGCATAAACATCAAATTCCGGTTAATACATTACTGGTAAGAATCGGAGAAAATAGATACACAACAATGCACATCTGGAAATGTACAGATTGTGGCAAAACAATGAAAGGTAAATGATTATGGACATTTCAACATTAGGCTCATGTGTAGCAATCGTGATGATCTGTTACATCGTGGGAATGGGCTGTAAGGCATCAAAAAGAATCTCTGATGAATGGATTCCAGTGATCATGGCGGTTACTGGCGGGATTCTTGGAGCGGTCGGAATGGGAATTATCCCGGATTTCCCGGCAACGGATTATATCACGGCAGTTGCAGTCGGTATGTTTAACGGATTGTCGGCTACTGGTGTGAATCAGGTTATTAAACAGACAGTGCAGAAAGAGTGATTTTATGGGTGGACGTGGCGGAAGTAGCGGCATTGGCTCCGGCGGAAGTAGCGGTTTTGATGTAACCAGAAACGGTGAAACAACGAGGTACTATTTCTCAAGCAAAAACGGACAGCATTACTATCAGGTTGGAATTGGCGGTACACCACGGCCTACTCCGATGAACATGTCAGCAAGTGAGTTCAGAAAAAGGGCAGTATCCAATGGTGCGACTGTAAAAAATGTTTCTGGGTCTGAAAGAAAAAGAGATCAAAAAGCGTATAAGGCTGACAGAGAAGCAACAAGTAGATTCCTTGACAAAGAAACAGCATCCAATAGAGCGCTATCCAGCGGATCGAGAGCAGATGCAAAAGTGAATCGTGCGAGCCGCAGACGCAGACGGAGAAGGTAGCGTATGGCGGATAAGTTAACCAGCATGGCCTACGAAAATCTAAACCGCCGTATCTTTCCCGGCGTTGGTGAATACGGTATACCGCAGATAGAACCTGAGACATTCGAGGGTAACTGCGAATTTGTCGGCTTTAATTATGCTAGAGGAAAATGCAGTAATCCAGAAGAAAAAGCTGTTCATTTCTTCCTAGATGATTACCAATTCGATGCACTATGGAGAAATCCAGACAGGTATGTTGATAAGCTAATCCAGTTTCGATATATTCTGACACCGGATTTTAGTACCTACACCGATTTCCCTAAAGCTATCCAGATTTATAATCATTATCGCAAGCACTGGATTGGGGCATATCTCCAAGAGTACGGTTGCCGTGTGATTCCGACAATCTCATGGAGTACACCGGATTCTTACGATTGGTGTTTCGATGGAGAACCAGAGGGCGGAACGGTGGCAGTATCTTCTGTTGGTTGCATGAATGGAAAGAAAAAGAAAGAACTGTTTCTTTCTGGTTACAATGCCATGATTGAGAAATTGCACCCAGAAAGCATTATCTTTTATGGGAAAATGCCGGAAGAGTGTAAAGGCAATATTGTCCGAATAAAATCATTCTCTGATAGATTTTCAAAAGCAATATGTGAAGGATAGGAGGGTATCATGTACGAAAAAACAGTGACGATTTTCAATTATTATGAGAGTCCAACAACTAGAGATGCGTACTGGTATCCTCACGTTTTATCCGGTGTCGATCTCATTACGGACAGGGGGGCAATCCTTAAGAAGTACGGGCCAGACGCAACTGACAACGCACAGTTACACGTACGCTATACCGTCCAGAACGGCGATATAACCATTACTGATAAAGACGGCAAGATTCTTCCATGGGTGCCGCCTAAGGAGTGGAAAAGACAGATTAACAACGCTCTGGAGGACACTATTACATTCTCAAATGAATCATTCTTCTGGGAGGGTGAGTGGACTGGTGGAACAGTCACTGATGGTGATTACCGAAATGGATTCTATCAGTACATGAATGAGAATAAGGATAACGTGTTCAAGACTACCAGTGTAGGCGGTCCATACACACTGATTCCGCATTTTGAAATTTTGGGTAAGTAATATGAGCAAGATTCATCATTTCAAAGGATTCTCCGTAGTTGATGGAGATATGAAAATTAAACTGAATATGGACAGGTTCTCCAGGCAGTATCAAGAAGCGCAGTATCTACTTGATGGAATGGTCATGGACAGTATGGTTCCGTTTATGCCGATGATTACCGGAGATTTCATCAACCGGACAAGAATTGAAAGCACATCATTGCAAGGAACTGGACTTGTATGTGCAGCGGCGGCACCTTATGGACGTTTTTTGTATGAGGGTAAAACCATGGTTGACGAATCAACCGGAAGCCCTTATGCAAGACGTGGAGCAAAAAAAGTACTTGTTAGTCAGTATTCCGGTCAGACAGCGGCAAAAGAGAATCTTGAATACACCAAACAAGCGCACCCACGGGCACAAGCCCATTGGTTTGATGCCGCAAAACGACAATACGGCAGTACATGGATTCGCAAAGTAAAAGCACAAGCAGGAGGTGGACGACATGGCAGATAAGCCAATTGGCAAAGATGCAACCGGATATGAGATTCTGACAGATGCCATGAAAGCACTTCTGAACCAGTATCCGGGACTGTACGAAAATGAAACAATCAAGTTTGAAGAACTTGGCAAGGAATCCGGGATTGCGTTTTCGGCAGACAACGGAGCTTTGATCTATTCAGAAAAAGAAGATGTGTGCGGAGTAATGCATCAGGTATGCCAGTATCCATTCTATGTGGTTTACCGCACGGCATCCGACAAAGAACGGCAGAAGTTATCTGTTCAGAAGTTCCTGGACAATCTCGGTAAATGGATATGCCGAGAACCAGTTATCATAAATGGCTCTGAGACACGTTTAAATGCGTTTCCCGAGCTTTCACAGGGGCGAGTGATAAAACGTATCACTCGTGATAATTCCTACGGATTAGAGCCGCAGGAGAGTGGCGTACAGGACTGGCTATTGCCATTGTCAGTGCGCTACGAAAACACTTATGAAGTAATCTAACAAGTAACAACCGGCTATCAATTGGAGATAGTCGCTAACTTACACAGCCTTTTAAAAGTTATAGGTAGAAAGGACATTTCTATGGCAGTTACAGGAAAAATTGACCGTAAATATATGGCTCATTACATTGATGCCGGTTCTCTTTGCGGAGGACTGACACCAAAGTTTGAACGTCTTGGAAAGGACCTGGAAGAGTACAACATTGAACTCAACCCGGATACCGAAACGTCTAAAAACATTCTTGGAGAATCCACATTTAAGCATAACGGCTATGAAGTTTCTTCTGACGCTGATCCGTTCTATGCAGACACTACTTCCGATCTGTTCACAGCATTACAGAAGATTGTAGATGGACGTCTCAAAGACGACAACCTCAAAACAAAAGCAGTTGAGGTTCATCTCTGGACAGAAGCCACAGCAGGCAAGTATGAAGCATACCAGCAGGAATGCTATGTTGTGCCGACCTCCTACGGCGGTGATACATCCGGCTATCAGATTCCATTTACTGTTAACTATACCGGCGAACGAGTCAAAGGAAAATTTGATATCAGTTCCGGTACATTCACAGCCGACAGCGAATAAGCACATATGCAAGGAGGGCACGCCAAATGGCAAAAATAATTAACACCAAAATTGATGATGGAATTCTCATTTTTACATTCACAAATAACGAAGACGAAGTTTTTTCATCTTTCAAACTTAATCCGACGGACATTAATGTAGCAGCACGTGCAGAAGAACTGACAGAATATTTTGAGCAGCTCAAAGATTCCATTCAGAAAGTCACTTCCGGTAAAGAGATGGCTGAACTCAATAAACAGATTGAGGATAAAATCAACTACCTGCTCGGATATGAAGCATCAAAAGACCTGTTCAAAGAGCCGATCACGGCAACCACTGTATTCGGCAATGGTCAGGTGTTCGCTTATATCGTTTTGGATAAGATCGCAGAAGCAATCGCACCGGAAATCGAAAAGAGAAAAAAGAAAATGCAGGCAGCAGTTAATAAGTATACGGAGAAGTATGCAAAATGACCGCCTATGAGCTTCCCACCTCACTAAATATCAGTGGGGTGGATTTTTCTATCAGAACGGATTTCCGAGCAATCATTGATATTCTCATAGCTATGAATGATCCAGAACTGGACGAGCAGGCAAAAGCAGTTGTTATGCTACAGATTCTGTTTGAGGACTGGCAGAGTATACCGGCTGAGTGTCTGGATGAAGCCTGTCAGAAAGCATCGGAGTTCATCGACTGCGGACAGTTGGACGATAATCCGAACCACCCAAAACCCCGATTGATGGACTGGGAACAGGACGGAGATATGATTGTACCGGCTGTAAATAAAGTCGCCGGGAAAGAAATCAGGGCCGTTCCGTATATGCACTGGTGGACGTTCTTCGGGTACTTCATGGAATCTGGTGAATGCCTTTTTAATACAGTGGTTGGAATCCGCTCTAAAAAGGCAAAGGGCGAAAAGCTCGATAAATGGGAAAAGAAATTCTATCAAGAGAACAAGAACATTATTGATATAAAAACACGTCTCAGCGACGAGGAGCAAGCTTATAAAGATAAGCTGAATGAGATGTTGAACCTCAAATAGTTAGGAGGTGGACACATGGCTGCTGATGGCTCAGTCATTATTGATACCAGAATGGATACAACCGGTGTCCAAAATGGAGTATCAGCTATAAAACAGTCATTTAACGGCCTTGGAAGTGCTGTAAAAAAAATAGGTCTGCTGATTGGTGGGGCTTTTGCAGTTGGCAAGTTAGTGCAGTTCGGAAAAGAGTGTGTAGAGCTTGGTTCAGACCTTGCCGAAGTCCAGAACGTGGTCGATGTTACTTTTACCACCATGTCCGACAAAGTAAATGAATTCGCTAAGAATGCTATGACCTCAGCCGGATTATCAGAAACCATGGCAAAAAGATATGTCGGCACGTTCGGAGCAATGTCTAAGTCGTTCGGATTCTCAGAAGCACAGGCTTACGACATGTCAACGGCTCTGACGCAGCTGACCGGTGACGTGGCGTCATTCTACAACATCAGTCAGGACTTGGCTTATATCAAGCTGAAATCAGTGTTTACGGGCGAAACGGAAACACTCAAAGATCTCGGCGTGGTAATGACCCAGTCGGCACTAGACCAGTACGCACTGGCGAACGGATATGGTAAAACCACATCCGCCATGACCGAGCAGGAGAAAGTAGCTCTCCGACTGGATTTTGTGCAGAAACAGTTATCAGCCGCATCTGGAGACTTTATTCGTACTTCTGACTCATGGGCAAATCAGGTGCGAGTGATGCAGTTACAGCTGCAGTCTCTCAAGGCAACAGTCGGACAGGGATTGATTAATATTTTTACACCTGTTCTGAAAGTAATTAATATTCTACTCGGCAAACTGGCAACTCTGGCGAATGCTTTCAAAAGCTTCACAGAACTGATTACTGGAAAGAAATCATCAGGCCAGACGAGCGGAGGTGGTGCCGGACTTGGCGGATCGGATGCAATCGCAGATACAGCGGATGCTTATGGAAATGCGGCAGACAATGCTAGCAAGTTAGCAGATTCTACAGAAGATGTAGCCGATGCAACAAAAGATGCGGCAAAAGCGGCGAAAGGATATCTTAGCCCACTTGATGAGATTAATCGGTATTCTACACAGGATGCATCATCAACAGCAAGTAAAACTCCGTCGACATCCGGTAGCGGCAGTGGCGGTGGCGGAACATCTCTTCCGAGCGCAGTCAGCAACGTAGATTACGGAAAGGTAGCTGAGGGCGAAACCGCTCTGGATAAGATGAGCAAATCAGCCGAAAAGCTTGCAAAGCTCCTTAAAAAGCTCTGGAAGCCATTCCAGGACGCCTGGAAGAAAGAGGGCAAGAACACCATTGACGCGGCAAACATTGCTTTGTCGGGAATCGCAAAGCTCGCCAAAAGTGTAGGTAAAAGCCTTGTAGAGGTCTGGACAAATGGCACCGGCACAACGATGCTTACAACCATGCTGAGGATTGCTCAGAACGTGCTTAAAACTATCGGGAATATTGCATCCGGTTTTGCGGATGCGTGGAATAAGAACAATGTCGGAACACAGATTATACAGAATATTGCAGATGCTCTTGTGGTAGTTATGCAGTTTATTGAAAAGATTGCAGAAGATACGGCGACATGGGCGGCAAATCTGGACTTCTATCCGCTGTTGGAATCTATCAGTAACCTGACCAGTACCTTTGCACCGATTATTGAAGCAATCGGAAATGTGCTGGATTGGATCTATAAAAACATTGTTCTCCCGATGTTAAAGTGGGCCATTGAGGTAGGACTTCCGACAATAATTAATCTGGTGTCTGGCTTAGTGGGATTCTTTGAAGACCATCAATCAATCATTGAAGCGTTCGGCGCGGCTCTGATCGGAGCGTTTGCGGCTGCAAAAATTGCAGGATTGGCGTCGAGAGTTATTAAGAGCGTGTCTGGGATAGCTATGGCTGCAAAAGGGCTTATCTCATTAATGACTGGTACAGGCGGAATCATGGGTGGAATCAAGGCTATAGCAACAGCAATTGGACCTGCCGGAATTTTTGTGATAGCAGTCGGCGCCGCTATAGCAATCGGAGTGTTGTTGTACAAAAACTGGGACAAGATCAAGGAAGCCGCTACAAAACTGAAAGACTGGGTTATTGGAAAAACAAGAGGGCTTGTTGATGGAGTCACGAAAAAGCTAACAAATCTCAAAGAAAAGATCGGCGAGATATGGAAGTATGCGCGTGAAAAAACTACAACAACTTTTGGAAACATGTGGAATACGGTAACTACAAAAGTGGGAGCTATCAAGGACGCTATAGTTAGCAAGTTCACGAGCGCAAGAGATACAGTAGTTGATACATTTACGAGGATCAGAGATACAGTAGCAAACGTTTTTAACAATGTCATCGGCATCGTAAATGGCGCTATCGGAACTATTAACAGCGCCATCGGAACCATCGAGTCAGCACTCTCATTTGGGCCATGGAAAGTCCCACTGTTAAACGGAAAATCTGTGACAGTCGGATTCAAAGCTACTTTTCCACGTGTTCCGACAGTTCCATATCTGGCAAAAGGTGCGGTTATTCCACCTCGAAGCGAGTTCCTTGCAGTTCTGGGAGATCAGAAACAGGGCAACAACATCGAGACACCGGAGGCACTGCTCAGAAAGATTGTCCGGGAAGAAACTGCAGGACGGCAGACGGGTGGTGGAAGTTACCGATTTACAGCTCAGATTAACCGCAGGACGCTGTTTGACGAGATGATGAAAGAAGCGCAGATGAGACGAGATACAAGCGGTAGAAACCCGTTTGAGATGACATAGAAAGGAGGGCGTTATGGAAAAGTACAAAATCAACGGAACAGTCATTTGGCAACCGGACAAAGACCTTGCGCTCTCCTTTGCCACGACTTACACGGAATCAAGCCAGAGGACACAATACGGTGTAGGCTACTTTACGCCGATGTTTACTGTAGAGCAGTATGCATACAAGGCCAGTGATATCCCAATGGCAGAAGCAACCAAGATTTTACAGATGATAGCGAAAGGATATAAATTTACGCTTCATTATTTTTCACCGTATTACGGAACTTGGAGAGACGCACCGTTCTATGTGGGCCAGACGCAAAATATAGCTATCGGAGAATTATCAGATGATAGAAAAATACTATCATCACTAGAGTTTAATATGACGGGGGTGAATCCACTGTGATTAACATAAGTAACGCATTTAGAGAAAAGCTTGAAGCTGGTGAGCCAGTCAGAATGGCAGTGGATATCACCTTTCCTGACGGAACAAAAAAGACTATCAATAAAGATATCATGAACGGCGACAACGGGTTTTCCGACTGCGCGGAAAGCAGCAGTTTTCCGGTCGGCGCTACTGTCTGTAAAACACTGGCACTGAGTATTAATAACGATCAGGAGCAGTGGAAGAACTACAACTTTTACGGAGCTAAGATTCATGCTTATCTGAAGCTTCAGACGTCGTATGCGGCGCCGGAGTCTGTAAGCACACTGTTAGATGAAAGTTATAACCCGATTCTGGACAGTACCGGTGATCCTATCATCGCAACACAGGCAGCTACGAAAGATATCATTGAAACTATCGACAAGGGAGTCTATACAGTAACTACGCCAGAGCAGTATTCAGATATCATCAATATTACGGCACTGGATGATATGTATAAGGCGAATAAGGTATATACTAGCGGATTGAAACTACCGCAGTCGCTCATTAACCTTGTCAGAGATGCTTGCAAGACTGTTGGCATAGGCATGAATCTAACTATGGACCATGGCGATATTATAATAAGAAGCATTCCGGACAGTATGACGTTTCGCCAGTTGTTCGGATATGCGGCTATGGTCGAATCTGCGAACGCCCGGATTGATTATTCCGGAAATCTACAGTTCGTAAAATGGGACTTTGAAAGGACAAATATACCGAAATTAAAGAACTACGGCAATCCACCTACACTTTCCAGTGACGATATAGTCATAACTGGAATTAAGGTAACGAACGGGCAGTCAAACGACGACACTGATGCAAAGTATTCTGCCATGTACGGAGAAGAAGGATACGTCCTCGAACTTGAGAACGAGCTGATTGATACCGATCAGCTTCAGACAGTAGCGAATATCATCGGCGAACAGATCGTAGGAGCACGATTCCGGAATCTTGAGGGTGATCTGGTATACAATCCACTCGTCGAGTTTGGCGACATGGTGTACACTTACGACCGATTAGGGAATAAGTATCTTACTCCTCTGACAGATGTATCAGGTAATGTAGGCGGTCTGACTACAGTTAAGACACAGGCCGATGATCCAATCAGGGGCAGCAGTGACTTTTACGGGAATAGCACAAAAGCTATAGTTGCGGCACGTCAGATGGTACAAAAAGAAACATCCGCAAGAGAAGAGGCTATACAGAGATTAGCTGAAACGCTCAATTCCTCGAGCGGTCTGTATATGACACAAGAGCCGCAGCAGGACGGTAGTATCATATACTATATGCACAACAAAGCAACCATAGCAGAATCCAATATAATCTGGAAACTGACAGCGGAAGCGTTTGCAGTGTCGGTTGATGGCGGAAAAACATATCCTTACGGCTTTGCGGTGACTGGTGAATTAATAACCAGACTGCTCTATGCAGAGGGCATCAACGCCGATTATATCAACGCAGGAACGCTCATCGTAAGAGACAAAAGTGGAAATGCGATATTTGAAGCGGATATGGATACGAAATCCGTATATCTCGACGGAAGTGTTCAAATTGGTGGGGGAAAATCCCTTAATCAAACATTTGCAAATTATCTCCAAGAGAGTAAGGATTATTCAGACGGAAAACTGTCTGACTACGCCGAAACGGTAACTGGTTCACTGGGAGAATTGCAAGACCAGATAGATGGTCAAATTGAAACGTTCTACTACGATTATGAACCTACACTCCAAAACAAACCTGCATCAGACTGGACAAGTGCAGCAGAAAGAAAGAAGCACATCGGTGATTTGTTCTTTAATAAAACGACCGGTTACGCATATCGCTTTATGCAGGACGGAGCAACGTGGGGTTGGACATTGGTACAAGATACCGATATTACGAAAGCTATGAAAGCTGCTGAGAACGCACAGGATACCGCAGATCATAAGCGTAGAGTGTTTGTGACAAAGCCACAGCCACCTTACGATATCGGTGATTTATGGTCGCAGAGTGAAGATGAAGGTGGAGATATCCTTACCTGTACAGTTTCAAGAGCAAAGGGAGCATCTTATGTTCAGTCAGATTGGCAGAAGCTGAATAAATATACCGATGATACAAAAGCAGAAGAGGCTCTTGAGACTGCATCCCTAGCCAGAAACATGACCATGCAGCTCGACAACGACTATCAGGGAATCCCGGTTGACAGTAACGGCAACTATACGGAGTTTCCAGAGTGCACCACAACAGCGACCGTTATGTACGGTACACAGGATATCACGAATAACTGTACGTACACGATTACGACGTCGCAGAACATACAGGGACATTGGAATAAGGAGAATAAGACGTACACCGTCACCGGCTTGACCGCAGACAGCGGATGGGTGAATATCAAAGCCGCATATCTGAATAACCTTGTCGTATCGAAACAGTTCTCACTTGCGAAACAGTACGCCGGCAAAGACGGAGCGAACGGCATCCCGGGAAAAGACGGTAAAGACGGAAAGACACAGTACACGCACCTTGCATATGCCAACAGTGCGGATGGAAAGAAAGACTTTTCGGTATCTGACGGAAACCGTGAGTATATCGGAATGTACGTGGACTTCGTGGAAGCCGACAGCACCGACCCGACGAAGTATACATGGTCACTGATTAAGGGAGCGGATGGTGCACAGGGTGTTCCAGGAACACCGGGAGCGGACGGAAAGACACCGTACTTTCATATCGCATACGCCAACAGTGCGGATGGAAAAACCGGCTTCTCTGTGGATGATAGCGTCAATAAGCTGTATATCGGGCAGTACACCGATTACACGCCGAATGACAGCACTGACCCAACCAAGTACAGTTGGACGAAAATCAAAGGTGAGCAGGGAAGTGCCGGAAGGACTTACTTCTTCCAGAGTAATGCAGATGTGTTGCTGATGGGTGCAGACAAAAAAATAACACCGGCGCCGCTCATTGTGGATTCGTTCTACAGGGATGGAAACGGCGAGATTGCACAGACGCAAAAGGGATGGTGGAAACTGGAAAAATCCACCGACAACGGCGCTACGTGGTCAGCACTCACGGTATCACAGACTGCGGCACTTGACCGGTTGAGTATTAATGTCAATAACCTGTCGCTCAAGGCTCACAACATGCTCAAGGTTTCACTGTATTTCGACCAGGCAAAGACGAAGCTTGCAGACTATCAGACGTTTTCCGTGGCGGTTGATGTGGCGTCACTGACACAGGAGCAGATAGTTGACATTTTGTCGGACAGTGGAAACTTCAAGGGATTTTACTACGAAAAAGACGAAAGCGGAAACACGACGCTGTATATTTCGTTCAATGCCGCAAAAGGTGGCGTGTTGGCACTCGGCGGACAGAATGACGGAAACGGCTTGGTGAAAATATACGATAGCAGTGGAAGTTTGATTTTAACCATTGGGCAAAATGGAATAGAAACCAGAGCAACGACACTGACCAATAAAAATGCAAAGGGTAAAATTGCATTTAACAAGAAAGGCTTGACCTTTACCGAGGATATAGCGGGTGGCAGTACGGGTACAGACGAAGACTTGCATCTTGAAAAAAGCATAATTTCATTTGATTCACTTGCTAATATTGTAGGCGAGTTAGACAAACTGACAGTCCGTAAAGATGCCAAAATAGAAGGTAGACTCCTTTTTTATGATTATGAAAATCAAAGCAAAAAAGCGAGCGGAGCGGGAGCGGTAACAAGACAGCCTGTAGCGTCTGTTACTGCCGATACTAACCGAGTAGCTTTTTTGATGTCAGATTATCACGCAAATGGATATGGAGTCGGCTCCGAACATGCTAATCATCGCCTTGGCGTGAAAGCACAATGGGGCAGTAGTTCTTATACAATGTACTACATTTACACGAACACGACTACTTCCGACATCCGCCTAAAAGAAAACATTAAAAACAGCGAAACAGACGCCCTCGAAACGGTCAATCAAATGAAAGTCCGTCAGTTCGACTGGAAAGAGCGGATGGGCGGATGGCATCAGGATATCGGTTTCGTGGCGGACGAACTGGAAGAAATCGACCCGAACTTGGCACTGGGCGGCGGATATGATGAAAACGGCGAGATGGATATTAAGCAGATTAACAGTCCGTACTTGCTGAACTACGCCATTAAAGCCATACAGGAACTCAGTGCAAAGGTTGACGAGCAAGAGAAACGTATTAAAGAATTAGAAAGGAGATTACAGTAATGGGTAAATTTAACGAGTACACACAGAAAGCAACACCGGCGGACAACGACACGATGATGATTTACGATGCGGCGGCGAAGGCAAACAAGCTTTCACCGTTCAGCGGAATCTGGAACTGGATTGTCGGGAAATTGACCAATGCGGTCATCAGCAACTTGCAGACGAATAACAAGACGGTACTGGGGGCTCTTAATGAATTAAATAGTAACCCCTTTCTGAGGTACGAAAAGACATTTGGCGATTCGCTTACTATCAAAAATGTACGCGCCGCCACTCATGGGCTGATCATAATCGAGAAATCAATGATTGTATTTTATCTCGGAGGTTCTGTCAGCATCGGATATACTGTGACTACATCAGCTCTTCCAGAGGGCATCACTGTCAACAACTCAGATAGAACCGTGACAATAAAATCGACAAAAACTCAGATGATCACATGCTTTTATGCTTTTTTATAATTGCAGTTTTCTTCTATAAAATAGTAAGAGCTCAAATCTTGCCTTGAAAGTAGATGTGACCAATATACAGGCTTTGATAAGCAAAGCTTCATCTGGCACGTGCATTCTGTTCCACCTCTCTGGTGCTAACTATACAGGGAATGATCTTCCTATTGATTCGAAATATAAATATGGATCTGGAATTATTTTTTGCCGTAATCCAAATTCATGCAAAATCGTATTATTTCCGGAAGAAATGAAGCCAGTCTGGAAAATGGCTAATTGGACAAAATGGAAAGACTTCGCAAATAGTATAGTCGATTAACAGTAGCTAATTCTTGGTCTTCCCATTTAGTTCATTAAAAATTTCATAAAAAGCTACCAATGGAGTGCCCGTTCCCCACGCGGGAACGTGGATTAAAATGTGAAAGGAGCTGATAAATTGGAAATTAAAGGTATTGACGTATCATCCAATCAAGGAAAACCGGACTGGCCGAAAGTAGCTAAATCCGGTATTAAATTCGCAATCTTGAGAGTACATCAGAAAACCGGCATTGATGATTCATTCGAGTACAACTACAAAGGATGCAAGAGCAACGGAATCCTTATCGGCGGGTACAAGTATTCATATGCCCTGACGCCGGCACAGGCTATTGACGAAGCGGAAGATGTGATTGCCGCGCTCAACGGACGCGGACTGGACTTTCCAGTGTTCTACGACCTTGAGTGGACTAATCAGCGGAAACTCGGTAAACAGGCAGTCGAAAACATTGCAGTCGCATTTCTGACCAGAATGAAGAAAGCAGGATATAAGGTTGGCATCTATTGCAATTATGACTGGTACAAGAATTACTTGACAGACGCTTTGAAGCAGTACGACTGTTGGATTGCAAACTATCCAAAAAAAGAACTGGATAACGGAACATTGCAAGAACGGTTGAGAGTTCCGATTGGTGTAGGATGGCAGTATTCAGAACATGGAAAAGTATCAGGAATCAGCGGAAATGTTGATATGGATGTATTTTACAAAGATTATCGAGAAACGACACAGAAAGGAGAAACAAAAATGGTAAAAATCAGTAACTGCGGACATGACGAAAACGGAAGGTATGCAGGTGGAAAAGCAGGAGATCAGACTGGTACAGAATATCGGATCATGAACTGGTACAGTAGGCCGTGGCTCTGTGTCCTGAGGTTCAATGACGCAAAAATCGCAGCCATGATTGCAGACATGGCGACAAAAGCAGCACAAAACAATCTCATCGGCTACGATCAGGGCACTGCCGGAAACAGCAATGACCGGTATTCGTTCTGGCAGCACTTAAAGGCAAGCAACTACGATCCGGCGCAGATCACGGTAGCTTGCGAATCTGATTGCAGCGCAAGTACAGCAGCTATCGTCAAGGGCGCTGGATATCGCCTGAATAACGCAAAGCTCAAAGCAGTCAGCATTTATCTGACAACACGAAACATGAGAGCCGCAATGAAGGCTGCCGGTGCGAAAGTACTGACGGATAGTAAGTATCTGACATCTGGTGACTATTTAAAGGCAGGAGATATCCTTCTGAACGATAATCACCACGTGGCTATCGCTGTTACCACCGGCGCAAAAGCAAGTACGCCTTCAACCACACTTACCGGTACCTTCCAGACAAGGCTTCCGATTTTGAGAAAGGGCAGTTCCGGTACAGCTGTAGCGATGCTTCAGGCAATGCTGGGCGTAGAAGTTGACGGACAGTTTGGGAACGACACATATAATTCCCTCAAAGTTTTCCAGAAAAATGTTGGTGTAAAGGCAAATGGAACTTGCGGCATTGATACATGGAAGAGAGTGATTGAGCACATGAAAGCAAATACTAAGTGACAAATTAAGCCCCTTGGAGTTAATCCTTGGGGCTTTTTCTTTTAACCAAATTTATGTTCTGATTGATTTTTCCTTCAAAGCAAGTTATACTGTTAACAGTCGCACAGGGATTGAACTTATGATGTAAAGTTTCCTGTGTGGCTACGCACAAGTGAAGAGTGCAGACTGATTCCACCGTGCATTTATGAAAGAGCTGTATGTCCCAATTCGGGGACTGTTAGCAGCGGCACGAGTGGACTGTCAGGAAAAGAGTCGGGCCTAAAAACCCGGCTCTCTTTTTTTACGTCAAATTACGATGTTATGAACAGATATAGATTTGCACGGTTAGTCACAAATTAGTCACAAACAAAGTCTGAAATACCGCATAAACAAAGGATTCTTGAAGATTTTCATTAAAATTAGATTATTGTGAATGTTTTTTCGGAATCCCTTGTAAAATGCGGAAAAGCCAGTAAAATCAAGGCTTTGCAGACTTTTGTTAGAGTAATTAAGACAGTTTAAAAAAGATAAAAATAGGAACGGTTAGTCACAGTTAGTCACAAACGGAACTTTTATCTTTTCAATCTCTGCCCGGAGTTCTTCCAGAGTCCTGTGGCCATACACAGCGTTCGTAACATCGTTCCCGAACGAATGTCCCAGCATCCTCTTTCGATCGTTTTCCCGGACGCCGTATTTTTCACACAGGGCAGAAAAGGTGTGCCGACAATCGTGTGGCGTGTGTTTCGGGCTGCCGATTATTCCCATC